ATCCCAATCATAGTCTGGAACATGATAAGTATAGCTGTCGCCTGCTTCATTTGTTACTACAGTTGCCATTTCACCACACTCTCTACATCTTCCAAACCCACCGTCTGTTTCTCCGTCTATAGATGCTCCACAGCAAGAACTTACTTCTTCATCGCCAAATGGTATGTCGCCTCTCGGATCATCATTTTCTAGCAAAACATACTCTGGATCATATTTTTTGAAAGCATTCTCAACCATTGCGTCTAACTTATCGTCAATAGATTCTACTTTACTAGGAACATTTTCTTTGTTGTCGTAAATTGAACGCATTTTTTGTAACACCGGCAACCTAGAAATAATTTTCATATGTGCTGGATTGCCTTCTAATAGTTTCGCACCATCAGATAACATATTGGAAATCTCATCAGCAACTTTGCCATTGCCCGATCTTGCTTTTATAGTTTTGCCTTGATGTTCAATAACCCGGATAGAGTTTGCCATAGATGTTAGAGTTGCCCCTAACTTAAATGCTTCTTTCGCATTAGGAGACATCGTGTGATTAGTATAATTAGAAGATTGTACATTGCTAATAGCTGCGCCGAAATCTACACCTTTACCGCCAATACCTGCTGGAGTAAAATACACAGTGAAGTTTTCATTATCGCGCATAGTAGGTTCTGCTACACGCTTGTATGTTGCTACAAAACGCTCCATCGTGAATTTCATATCTTCTGCGTCAGATTCTTCTTTGATTGTGTGGATCAGAGGAATAATATCGCGCAACGTTTCGTTAAACTGATGTGTTGTAAACCGATCAACATATTCATTGAAGGTGTCTTCATTAAGTTCCCGCTCTGAGTTAGAACCATTCATCGAAAGATTTTCTACAAACGCCGCATATCCTTTGTTTGTTTGAAGATGCTTTGCCGATTCGCGAATGCTTTTCATTTTCTTTTTGCAGCCTTCAATGATCTTTGCGTTTGCTTCATTAACAAGACCTTGGCGCTTAGTGATATTCAGAAACTCATGTAACTTATATAGATTTTCAGACATTTTAACAATTGCCTCGCCTACCATATCATCATGTGTTCCGCCAAATGAAATGTGTTGTGCTAAACAACGTGCGCCTCCCAAATGCTTATAGGGATAACGAAAACGTTCTCCAGACGCATTAGCAATATACATCGAATGGATATCTCTTGCTCTTGCACCGCGCTTCTCCTCGTTGATTGGACTTTTATGCTTAATAATCAATGTTGAATTTTCAAATGTTTGTCTACTGGTTTTTATTGATCCTTCAAGTTTGCTCACACTTTCGTTAAAAACGTTCTCCACGTTATTCTCCTCATCTTTGGAAACTAGTTGCTTGATATCTTTGCGGACAATAGAACGACCCAATGTTTTTATATTCAACGTTTTGCCAGGAAGTTCTCTAACATATCGTTTGAGACCTTTATACACTTCACCGACCTTAACATCACTATCAAACTCATTTGGATTTATTCGAATGCCATCGCCCAGAATCATAGTAATAGCATTATTTTTATCATCAATCGTTACTGTGAATCCATTCTTGGGAGCCATAACAACGAAATGATTTGCTTTATCCGACGTTACTTCATTGAAGTTAGTATCATACATCTTCATATTATCACCCAATGAGTTTTCGTATGGAGAAGCAATTATAGATTCAATCTTTGCTCTTAATGTTCCACTATTTATAGCCATGATACTGTTCCTAAAAAATTAATCTTATAATGTATTTATCATTGCATAGTATTATATAACTATAGGCATAGGATCCAAATAATCATCGTCAAGACTTTCGCCTAATATATCCTCGAATCTTTCTTCGTATTGTGATAACACTTGAATCTGCCTGATACATAATAACGTAGCAGAAACAAGATCATCTGTGTCGCCGGTCTTAGCTGCATAACTTTTTCCAGAAGCAACAAATGTTTTCATTTCTCGTATTAAGTTCTTAGATAGCGGAATCATTTTTTCACTTTCGATCCAAGATTTCATTTTCATACATGATGTAATCTTTGATTTGTATGTCGTAGTAAATCCCTTGCGACTCATTCTTTGGACACCGCGCTTCTTTGGTTCGTGCAGGAATTCACCTGGAAAATTTTCTTCGCCCATTTCTTCAATGACGATAAGTGCTGCTTCACCGAGACTGTTATTTTCTACACTCCAATACAACTCGGAATGTTTAGATCCTAACCCCTTTAGTTCATCATCAATTATAGAAAGTATTTCATGAAGAACACGAATCTGCCCACGAATGTCGGTTTTGTTATGCTGCCATTCTGCTACCTGCTTCATTTCAGGAACACTCCAAACAGTTATCGCAGCATTGTCACCACCTGTTCCCATTGCTGGATCAAGACCAACAACATAGGTAGATTCTCTATTGATAGGCTCATACCAACGAGTTTGTCCCGTTTTCATTAGTGGCTCAACACCTTGCATATGAGATAGTTTTATACTGTCTATCAACGTCTCTTCGAACGCAATGAAACGGCAGAGGTGTTCTCGCAAGAATCTTTCTTCGCCAATTCTACCACGTTCTTCTGCTGCCCACTTTTCATCGCGGTCTGGATGTTTATCCCAAGTAACAAAATATGGCTTAAATCCGTTAACCCCAATATCTGTTTCATTTCCAAATTCATCAACTCTCTTATTAGCACCATTCCAAATAAGAGCGAATTGATCATCGTCTAGATTTGGAGTAGACGTAATAATCGCTTTACCACCAGTAGCAAGGGTTGGAGATATAGAAGTCCAAAATTCTTTTGCGATTGTCGGACGAACAAAGGCAAATTCGTCTGCATAAAGCAATGAAATAGATAGACCACGGCCCGTATTTTCTGTTGTCGCTTGTGCTATGATTCGAGAACCATTATCAAATTCTATCGATCCTTTGTTATATGACGTTACACCACATCTAATATGATCTGGACATCCTTCATACGCATACCGTATTCTATGCATAATTTCTTGGGCACCAGAATATTTGTGTGCTGCGATAAGAATTGTCTGGTCTGGAATAAACATCGCATACCAAAGCAGATATCCTGCTGCAGTAGTAGACTTACCAGTTTGTCTCGCCATGACAGAAATACTATACCTATAGTCGTGATAAGAATCTATCAATCCGACCTGAAATGGATATGCATGATACAACATACTACCTTGCGTAGGATGCTGAATATAGAAATAATTGTTTAGAAAATAATGAGGATCATCTGCGCAATTACTAAGTTCTAGTAATTGCGCATTTGTAAATTTAGTCTTTTGATAAGCCCTCTTCGTAAGGTCTGCCAATTTATATGCCTACATTTGTTATAGATTGTCCAATGTACATATTGATTATTACATGGAGTTAGGACGCGGTTTGGCTTTCGAACCAACACGCGATGAAGGCAATGTAGTTTGTCTTCCAGACGACCTATCAACTATACCAAGTTCATCAATTTGACTGTCATCAGTGTCTAGCCATTTTTTAGATGCGGACGAAATCATGTCTTCTACACTTTCATAAGCATCTTCTTCGTCATAGAAAAAATCATTTGCTTGAGCCATATCAGCAACTTCATCTTCTGACATATATTGCAAACATGCTGTAACTACTGTTTTTACGTCAAGAACGCCTTCGTCCATCATATCATATATACGATTTGTAGCATCGCGAGTACCTTCTTCAAGGTCAAATGCTTCTGCGACTGGTTTCCGATTAAGTTCTTGATTATTTGCTTCTTCAACAGATTCAACACTTTCCATAAGTGGAAGACCTGCTAGTTTTCTTATATCATTTAAGTTATTCATTGGTTATATCCTTTTCGTTAATCTGCTACTGCTGGAGCAATTGCTAGAAGTCCCATTCTAGATTTTGGTACACGAAGTTGCTTCGCCGCGAATTGCTTTGCTGACCACATATCGTTGGCATCTACGCCCTTTTTAATTTCTAATTTCTTACCATTGAACATTGCGATCCAACCAACTATGTCTCCTGAATTATCTAGTGGTAAATCCATTTCAGAATCTTCTTGAAATTCTTCAAATTCTGCCATCAATGCTTCAAAAATGCCATCTTGATTATCACCGTACGCCAGTGGATTATCACCATGGCGTGCTGGGAAGTTAGACTTTTTCTTGCGTGAGCGTTTGTCACTAAAGTCATCCAAATCCAGTTCATCATTTGCTGGCATAGGATTATATACTGGATCGTCATATGCTTCTTCAACTTCAGAAACACTTTCATCTACAAGTTGTCCACCATTGTTATCAATAAATGCAATTGCTCGCTTATTAGTAATAGGAACGCCAACTTGTGTTTCCCGCCGGTTTCTATCTCTTTTATCTGGACTATTAGATTCATTACGATAATCATCGCCAAGAACATCGTCTAATCTTCCAAACAAGTCTTCGTCATCTGGCCAAGATGCTAAATCATACCAAACATATGCTTGTTGATCTTCTACAAGTTGTCCACCATTGTTGACAATAAATGCAATTGCTCGCTTATTAGTAATAGGAACGCCAACTTGTGTTTCCCGCCGATTTCTATCTCTTTTATCTGGACTATAAGATTCATCACGATAATCATCGCCAAGAAGATCGTCTAATCTTCCAAACAAGTCTAAGTCATCTGGCCAAGATGCTAAATCATACCAAACATATGCTTGTTGATCTTCACTTACCGTATCGACACTTTCCATGAGTGGTAGTCCTGCTAGACGTCTTATATCATTTAGATTATACATCTTCATCTCCTGAAATTACTGATTTACTAGGCTTATCGTCAAACTTCACTTGATCTTTTGCCTTCTCTAATTTTGGTTCAATACTCAAATTGTTTGTAACAACAACGTGTTCTGATTTCGGAAGATTATTAAGAAAGTCTGTTATAAATGTCCTACCGTAATGCTCGCCATCATCTGTCTTTTCATCGTAGTCATTAAGAAGAATTGGTTCGTATTCATCATCATTTTCCTTTTCACCTTCTGGAACATATCCTTCTGGATGAATGACAAAGCGTTTAATATCTACGCTAAATAGATCAGAAAATTGTTGACGTAACAAATCAGCAGACATTGGATATGAGGTGGTTATATCTACGATAGATACTTCTGTGTTTTCGATTGATTTATCAAAAAATATATTTGTTTTTGCAATGGGCGTTGTCTTCACACTTGAGATTTCAATCAACCCATATTTGCCAAGAAAACGTTCCATACGATTAACATCTTCTTCAGATAACTCGCCCGCGAAACGCACAGTCATCTTATATTCTGCGATTGATTCAAGCAATAACTCTTTGAAACTTTTCATTGATTACTCCGAAATTTGTATACTATTCTTATTTATCATTTTTCAATTTTTCAGCATCAGCTATTCGTTTTAGAAGTTCATTGCGATCAACTACCAATGTTCCTTCTGATTCTACTTCATTTCCATCAATTGCGTCATCATATTTGCGATTTGCCAGATCAAGCTTGGCTTTTTGAAGTTGTAGATTAACCATCTTTAGCTTGCGATCTACCTTACTATCTTTTGCTTCCATCGCTGTTTTCAAAAGAGCGTTTGCGGATTCAAGAAATTTAGAACCTGCGTGAGAATCAGAATTCATCGCAAGACTTACTACTTCCTCAAATGTGTGTATTGCTTTTTTATGAATATCATCCATTTCTTCGTCATGTTTATTCAACTCTGAAACAATTGGAAGTGCCGCATCAATTTTTGACGTTATCTCCATTCCGGCAGAATATTCTACTAGTGCGTTATCAATAGCATCTTCAATATCGTTATTGAGTTCTTCTTTTTTCTCAGGTTCATTTGGTAGTATGTTGAACACCTCCTCTAATCTCTGATTCACAATCTTTCCTCCTTGCGCGTAGTCATTTTTTTCCACCTTTTCTATTACTGTATATATCACCTTCATTTAATATACGAAAGGTCATTCCTCTACTTTCTGCCCAATGCTTCGCTTGTTCCCATTTAGCATAGTTCACGGCAACTTGCATTTTCTCATTTAACCGCTTTGCTTTGCCAGGATCAGTTTGTGATAATGGTTTTATTTCTACCAACTCAGCTTTTTTATTGCCATTGGAATCTAAATACACTATAACAAAATCAGGCACATATATAGATTGTTTTTGTTTTATTGGATTGAAATATGGAATTTTTATAGATTCGCTTGCCCAAGCCAAAACGCTATCATTAGTATCACAAAATTGCATGAATGTACGTTCCCAGCTACTCCTAAAAGTTGGATCGCCTTTTCCTGAATATTTTGCTGGATTAGTCGGTGTGAATTTTCCTTGGTGCCATTTCTTTCTACCCATATCACAGTATCGTTCTCGCAATAAAATGATTTGGTTCAACGGTTATGGCTTTGCCTGTAATATAAGTGCGATGTATTTGATTGTTCATAATAAAATCGTTTATTTGTTCATACAGCGGAGATTTTATATCAAAATTTTCAATGACTTCAAGTGGATTTCGATTAATCATATTACATATATC